TACTTGATGTAACTGTTCGGACTGACACCGAAAGGTGTCTTCTTACTAACTAACGGAGTTGTTATGGCTTATCGAAAAAAATTATCTAGGCGGTCTAACTCGCGTAAATTCCGTAAAGGAATGAGAGTACACAAGAAAAACTTGTATCGTACTCAAATGCGCGGTGGTTATCGTTTATAAACCTTAATGGATATGGGATGGTATCTCTATGGTTTGTTACGTTCCTCTTGATGCTTGGCGACCTGACTTCTCTTCTGGAGATAAAAAATTAATCTTCCAGTATAATCCTAAAGTCTGCTCTACGCCTTATCCTCAATTACAGGTATCCTGTGGCCAATGCATTGGCTGTCGTCTTGAATATTCTCGTCAATGGGCTGTTCGTGGTATGGCTGAGGCTCATGCTTGGGAAAATAATTGCTTTATTACTCTTACTTATAATCCCGAAAAAGTGCCTAAAAATGGCTCTCTCGTTCTTGAAGACTTCCAAAAATTTATGAAACGTCTTCGTCGTCGCTGTTCTGGTTGTGAGGAAATATCTCATCCTAAAACCGGTGAACCGGTTAAGCCTATCCGTGTCTATTACTGTGGGGAATATGGTGATGAAAATCAACGTCCCCACTATCATGCTATACTGTTTAACTTTGACTTCCCTGATAAAATCTTATATAAGGAAAAAGATGGCTATAATCTATACACTTCTGAGATTCTTAATGATCTGTGGACTGATCCTTCTGATGGCGTATCTCTTGGTTTCGCTTCTGTTGGCGAGTGCAATTTTGATACAATCGCCTATGTTGCAAGGTATATGCTAAAAAAAATAAAAGGAGATGCTAAAGAGCAGCTCCTTACTCATACGTTCTATACTTCTGCTGGTTCTATTAATGTTGATTTGCTTCCTACTCAACGGTTCAATCCTTTTACTGGTGAAATACATGATACTATTCCCGAATTCTCTAATTGTTCTCGTGCCTGGGGCATCGGTAAACAATATTTTGATAAATATAATGAGGAAATCTATGTTACTGATTCTGTCGTCTATCAAGGGCGTGAATGCCCGCCACCTCGTTACTTTGATTCGTTGCTAAAAAGTCTCGATGAAGATAAATACAATGATATTAAGCTGGCTCGGAATGACAATGCTAAAAAATATGTTGACAACAATACTTCTGATCGTCTTAATGTGCGTAAGCGTGTTAAAGAAGCACAAATAAAATCTTTAAAACGTGAAGTTTAACAATTAATGGAGATGGTAAAATGATGAAACTATATACTATACTTGATACTAAATCTGAAATCTACGGCCAACTTATTCCGCAAAGAAATATAGCGGAATTTACTCGTGGTCTTCAAACTGTCGTAAATGATGGAAAATCTCAATATTCTCAATTTCCTGAGGACTTCGTTGCTTTTGAGACTGGTGAATATGATGAAACTACTGGTATCATTCGTGCTCATACTACGCCCGTTGCTGTATGTCGTGCTATTGATCTTGTTAAAAATACACCATCTCATATTCAGTCTGCTGAATAGGTTGTCTTGTAGGGGAGCGTAAGCTCCCTTACTTGTTTGTTATTGGCTTGCTGTTGTGCCTAAGTTTGATGTATCCTGTCTTAATGGGTGAATATTAAAACTAGTGTATAGTCTTAAAACAACAGGTTTTTAATATTTATAGGAGTTGTTATGATTTATTCTTCTTCTCAACGCGCTAAATTCCAACTTATTATGCGTGGTTTAATGATGTTATCTCCTCGCTCTCTTGTTATGCGTGGTTATTCTACTTATAAGCTGCAAAATTGTAAATGTATAGGTTGTCGTAATGTTAAAATTTAATGAAATTCTTCATGCTGTGCTAATCTATCTTGCTCACCGTGTGGAAAAAATTATTATAAAAAAGATAGATAAATCTAAGGACAAATAGCTCATGGACTTAAATACTATTATTACTTTGAATGATATGATCGCTATCGTTCAATTATTTCTTCTCATACTTATTAATCACAAACTATCTAAGAGGTAATTTATGTCTCGCACTGTTTCTCAATCTCACTTTGCAAAAGTTCCTAGCCCTAAAATTGGGCGTTCTCGCTTTGATCGTTCTTCTTCTCATAGAACCTCTTTAGATTCTGGTTTGATATATCCTATCTTTCTTGATGAAGTTCTTCCGGGTGATACTTTTAACGTAAAGTTAAATGCTTTTGGTCGTATGCTTAACCCTCTTGATCACCCTATAATGGATAATATCTATTGTGATACTTTCTGGTTCTTCGTTCCTAATCGTCTTGTATGGAATAACTGGGAAAAATTTAATGGTGCTCAAGATAATCCTGATGACTCTACTGACTTTATAATTCCTCAAATAGTTCTTGATGGTTCAATGGCTCTTGCTGGTTCTTTATATGATTACTTTGGCCTGCCTACTCAATATGATCTTGGTGGTTTAACTACTTCTTTCAAATATTCTGTGAATAATCTTCCTGCTCGTGCTTATAACTTGATATGGAATAACTGGTTCAGAGATGAAAATCTTCAAGATTCTGTTGTTGTTGATAAAGATGATGGTCCTGATGCTTTTGCTGATTACGTTATCTTAAATCGTGGTAAACGCCATGATTACTTTACTTCTTGTTTGCCTTTCCCTCAAAAAGGCCCTGATGTAACTCTTCCACTTGGTGATTCTGCTCCTATTACTCGTGTTTCTAATGCTGATAACTGGTTGGTTTATAATGAGTTAACTGATACTCTTTCTGGTACTGGCTCAATGGGTCCTAATGCTTCCGGTGATCTTAACGTTTCTGGCTCTGCTAAATCTCTTGACCCTAATGGTGGTTTAATTGCTGATCTTTCTGCGGCAACTGCGGCTACTATTAATTCAATGCGTGAATCTGTTACTATCCAACAATTACTTGAGCGTGATGCTCGTGGTGGTACTCGTTATGTTGAAATCCTTCGCTCTCACTTTGGCGTTATCTCTCCTGACGCTCGTCTACAACGTCCTGAATATCTTGGTGGTAATTCTTATCATGTGAATATTGTTCCTGTTCCTAATACTGCTGGTGGCACTATTACGCAAGCTAATCAAGCTGCGTTTGGTGTGCTTTCTGTTAAGGATAGAGGCTTTAATCGTTCTTTCGTTGAACATGGTTATATTATTGGTCTTATGTCTATTCGTGCTGACCTAACTTATCAACGTGGTATTAATAAATTGTGGTCTCGTTCTACTCGCTATGATTTCTATTGGCCTACTTTCGCTAATCTTGGCGAACAAGCTGTTCTTAATAAAGAAATCTATACTGTCGGCGCTGCTACTCCTCTACTTGATACTAACCAAGATGAATTGGTCTTTGGTTATCAAGAACGTTTCGGTGAATATAGATATAAACCTTCTATTATTACTGGTAAGTTCCGTTCTACTGATCCTGTTTCTCTTGATGTATGGCACTTGTCGCAAGACTTCACTGCTTTACCTGTATTGAATGATGAATTCATTATTGACAATCCTCCTATTGATCGTGTGATTGCTGTTACTGATGAACCTCAATTCATTATTGATATGCACTTTAATAACTTTACTGTTCGCCCAATGCCTGTTTATTCTATTCCGGGCTTACATAGGTTCTAACGTTTCGGTTACGGCAGAAACCGTGAGTCATTACCCCCTTGACAATCTGCCAAAAAATTATTTGGGGGGTTTAATAGAGAGAATTCTCTATTAAATTAAAATATAACGGAGTTACTTATGTCTTTTCTTGACTTTCTTCCTATAGTCGGTGATGTTATAGAGGGCGCTTTCGCTCAAAATGCTGCTGATAATCAACAAGATTTTCAGCGTGATATGTCGTCTACTGCTCACCAACGTGAGGTCGCCGATCTTCGTGCTGCTGGTCTTAATCCTGTTCTTTCTGCTAATCAGGGCGCTTCTTCTCCTTCTGGTGCTCAAGCTCAAACTCCTGACTTCTCTGACTCTATTACTAAAGGCGTTTCTTCTGCTCTTGCTCGTCAACGTTTAGAGGCTGATCTTGAACAAATTCGTGCTCAGACTAATAAAACTAATATGGAAACTCGTGCCGTTCAACAAGGTGTCAACATGAATAAACCTGCTGAGGATTTTTCTAGTTCTATTCTTGCCCAGGCTGTTCCTTATCTTACAACTGCGTTTGGTCTTGGTGGTTCTGCTCTTGGTGCTGCTCATGGTATTAAATCCCTTAAAAATGCCGGTAAATCTTCGGCTAAATCTAAATCTTCCACTATGCGTTGGAAATCTACTGCTGCTGATAATGAGCGTGCTCTTGGTAAAAATGGTAAAACTAAAGCTCAAAATCGTAAAGATACCCGCTATAAGCGGAAAAAAGGTTCACTTACTGAACAATTCCACAGGAATTTTCCTGAATGGTAATTATTAACTAATTGGAGATAAATATGAAACTTCCTAGAAATGAAATGCGTGCTAAATTTGGTAAGACTTTCCTAAAGCCTTCCTTGACTAAACAATCTGAGCGTTCCTCGTGCGATATAAATAAGATTGTTCAAAAATATGTAAAAACTGGCGTTATGCCTCATGTGCGTTCTGCTGTTGCTCAATATGTTGATGCTGCTATGCTTCCTGATTACCAATCTGCTTTAAATACCGTCTTAGATAGCCAAGAGACTTTCTTGGCTCTACCTGCTAAAGTTAGGGCTCATTTCCAAAATGACCCTGCTTTATTTGTTAGCGCTTTTGATTCAGATCTTGATGAATCTACTTATAATATTCTTCTTGAATATGGTCTTGTTAACAAAACCATTGATAAACAAGAAGAATCTACACCTGCGGAAGCTGGTGTTGCTACTCCGAACAGTTAATCTACTTGATGTAACTGTTCGGACTGACACCGAAAGGTGTCTTCTTACTAACTAACGGAGTTGTTATGGCTTATCGAAAAAAATTATCTAGGCGGTCTAACTCGCGTAAATTCCGTAAAGGAA